CTATTGAAGAAGAAGTTGCTGCTTTGATTGAAAGAGTTGATATTCTAGAAGGTATAATTAAAGAACTTGTACCTGCGGAAGTCCCTGAAGAAGTCCCTGAAGAAGAAATGGATAAGGATAAAATAATCGCAGAATTGAAATCACAATTAGAAGATAAGCCAGCGGCTACTCCAATAATTGAAAAGAATGAAAATGCTGATAAAAAATCATCTCATTTTAATACAATGAGTAGCATTATAAATGCTCAACGCCTAGAGAAATATGGTGTGGGTTATTAAAAAATAAAACAATTAATTATGGGTTTTGTAGTATCAAGTCTTACAGACTACACAGAAAAAGCAACGGAAATATTAAGATCAGGAGTTTTATTCACAGACGACCTATCTAGATATTACGTTCAACCAGGTATCTCTTACAAAGAGTATTTGAATTATATTGACGCATTACCTTACGTTCAAGCAGGAGATTGTGGTTTAACCTCATCAGGTACAACTACATTTACTGAAAAAACATTGGAAGTAATGGTTTACGCATTCAGACAATCATTTTGTGTGAATGATTTAATAAAAAAAGCTTTACCTCAAGCTAGTTCAACACTTACGGGTGATATGGGACCAGGTTTAGAAGTAACTTTAACTGATGCGATCATGGATAAAATAAAAGAAAAAGTAGAAAGTGACATATGGGTAGGTACTGGTGCTGATTTAATAGATGGTTGGCTTCCAACTCTATCAGGTTGTTCAGGAGCTATTTCATTAGACACTTATTCAGCAACAACTGTCACTATTGATAATATTGATGAAATCGTTGATGACTTTATTGATAATATTACTAACGCAATGAGAAGCAGAGGTAAATTAACAATTCACGTATCAATGGGTGTTTATAACTTATATAAACGCAACAGATTAGCAGCTAACTATTACTATGATCAAGGTGATAAGAGTTTATTAGATGCTAATGAAATGTGGTTATTTGGTTACGAAGGTATGTACACTATTAAAGGTGAAGCAGGTTTCGCAGTAACTGATTATATGTTAATGACATGGGACAAAAACCTTTATTTAGGTACTGATGAAGTTAATGAATTATCAAGTGCAAAATGGGTTTATGACGAGGTAACAAACTATGTTTGGTTCCAAAGTTCATTTAAATTAGGAACTCAAATAGCATTTTGTGATGAATGTATTCACAATATGTACTAATAGTGTTAAAACTTAAAAAAAAATAATATAAATTATGGCATGTATTTTATCGAGTGGTATTGCTAGAGGTTGTAGAGATAGTGTTGGCGGAATCGTAGAAGCATACATAGGAAACTATGTTGTAGGTTCAGCACAGACATGGTATGATGATGATGGAGCAGGAACTATAATAGGTATTTCTGGCTGGACTGGTTATACGTTTGTTCCTACAAAAAATAGTTCTAACTGGGTTGAGAATGTAAATTCAAGCGTAGAAAACGGAACTATTGGTTATGAACAAGTTCTAACATTAATTATCCCTAAAAACCAAGCATCTACTAGAGAACAAATCAAACTAATTGGTCAAGCCAACATGGCGATCATAGTAAGAGACAAAAATGAGAAGTACTGGCTCCTTGGAGCACAAGAAGGTATGGAACTTAACGGTGGTAATTCAGCATCAGGAGCAGCATTAGCTGACTTAAACGGTTGGACTTTAACGATTAGTGGTTTCGAACCATTCCCAGCGCAAGAAGTAACAGCGGCTCTTATAGATGGAATAACAACAGAATAAAAGTCTTCTTTTCGTGTAATTTTCTCTAAATTACAATTATTAAAAACCCCAGTTTTCATATTCTGGGGTTTTTTATTATGGACAAATCTTAATAAACAATATCCTATAAAAAAAGACCTGAAGAATGATTTCTTTAAACCAAAATTCATCTAATACTATTGCATTAACCTTATCAGAAAACATTACAGGAGTGACCAATTTTTATATGACATTAAAATCAGACATGTCAAATTACGAAATCAGCGGAATAACACTAACAGACACTTCATTATACACAGACAGATATAATTTATTTGAATTAACAATAACAGGTTTATCTTCAGCACAAGATTTACCAAATTCAATTGTATATTTAACTGATACAGGTTACTATCAATATAAGTGTTATAATAATACAACTTTAATAGAAACAGGTAAAATGTTATTAATAGGTGATGATATAATAACACAATCAACATACACAACAAATGATGAACCAACTTTTCACATTTATCAAAACAAATAAATAATATGTATAAATTCAGAGCAGTAAGTTTAGGAACAACAGAAAAACCAAGCTATTCAGTAGATAAACAAAAAGAGTATGTAAGATACGGTGTCAATAATCTATACCCACAATACCTATTAGATTTATCAGTAAAGAGTGCATTACACACAGCTATATTAGATAGAAAATATAAAATGGTTGCTGGTAATGGATTAACTTATGATGAATCACTTGGTGTTAATCCAAAATTAGATAAGTTTCTTAAAAATCCTAATCCATATGAAACAATGAATGAATTACTATGGAAAATAGTAAATGATTTAGAAATATTTGGAGGTTATTACTTACAGGTAATATGGAATAAAAAAGGAACTGCAATTGCTGAACTATATCATATGCCATACGAGAAGATAAGAGCAGCAAAAATGAATGATAAAGGACAAATAGATAAATACTTTTATAATCAGGAATGGAAAAAATATGTGAGATGGAATGATGTAGATGAATATCCAGCATTTAATACAGAAAAACAAAAGAATAAAGTCCAAATATTTAGAGCCGCAAAATACAAAGCAGGTTCTCCATACTATTCTATACCATCTTATATAGGTGCTACATTAGATGTTGAAACATTAGCTGAAATATCAAACTTTCATAATAACAATCTTAAAAATTCATTCAACCCTGGACTATTAGTTATGTTTAGAGGACCAGAACCAACAGAAGAAGAAATGGATACTATTGTTACAAGTATTAAAACTAAATATGCAGGTTCTAATAGTGCTGGTGAACCAATGATATTCTTTTTAGATACGGAACAACAAGAACCAACAATAGAACAATTACAAGCAAGTGATTTAGATAAATTGTTTGAACAGTTATCAGAAACAAGTAAAGAAAATGTTACTACAGCCCATTCTATACCACGTATTGTAGCTGGTCTTGCAACAGAGGGTAGTCTAGGAGGATCAAAGGAGATTATAGAGGCAGGTTTAATTTTTCATAATAATTATATCGAGCCAGAACAAATCTTTCTTCTAAAAACTTTAAATACTCTTTTAGCCACAAATAAATATCCTGAATTAGAAATTTTAAATAATAATCCATCAATTGTATTATACTCTGAAGCATTATTAGAAAAGACTTTAACACAAGATGAAATCAGAGAATTATTTGGATATGAGCCATTAGAGATAAATGAGGATGTAGTTGTCGAAGAAGTTGATGAAGTTGAAGAAGAAAAACCAGGATTGTTATCAAAAATCTTCAAAAATAAAAAGAAATAAAAATGGCAAATAATTTGACAGTCTTTTTCATAAGTGAGAATTATGTTAAGGAACAAAGTGCTGTAATGGATAATGTCGGAGATGATTTTATTCGTAGTCACGTATTAGAGTCACAGAATATACATATTCAAAACATTATAGGAACAAAATTATATGATGCCTTAGTTGATGATTATACTGTAACTGGTAAAACATTTTCAACAACCGCTTATAAAACATTAATTGATAGTTACATACAACCATGTTTATTATACTATACTTTGTATGAATCTATGTATGACTTGGCAATGAAATTTACTAACAAATCAATTGTAAAACAATCATCTGATAATTCAACTAATGTTGAAGACAGTATGTTTTATGCTAGAAGAAGTGATTTCAAAAACAAAGCAGAATATTACTCACAGAGATTAATTGATTTCTTATTGAATAATGATGATGTTTACACTTTATATAGAGACTGGGTTATTGATGACGAACCTAATACAATTGCTCCTAATAAATCAAGCAATTATTCTAATGGTTTATATTTAAATGATGTAAAAAAAGATACGGTTTATAAGTTGGATAGTTCAAATCCAAGATTTAGCCCATTAAATTAATGAGTGTACATACTACAAATATAAGAAAGCTTAGGCTATATTTATTAGCAAAAAAGAATAAAAAGAAATGATTCTTAACATAATTCTTAATAAGATATTACCAATACTTATGACTGTCTCTGCATTATTCGCACCTGTCTTTAGTATATTTTATATAATTATATTATTGCTTTTATTAGATGCATTAACAGGTGTTATTAAATATTATAAAGTAAATAAGATTAAAGGATTTTTTAATAAATTGAAACATTTTAAATCATCTAAATTTAAAAAGGTTGTTGGTAAATTAATATGGTATACTTTATTCTTAATGGCAGTTTATGCCACTCCAATTGTAATATTTGGTTCAAGTTTATATTTAATTAACATAGCTGCAGGTATAATAGGATTTAATGAGTTATATTCTATTATTGAAAATGTAGGTATAATAACAGATGAACAAACTTTATTTAATAAGATACTTAAAAAAATATCTGACAGAATAAATTTTTGGTCTGAAAAAAATTTATAAACTTTATTTAAAATTCATACTATAATCTTTTTATAATAGGTTTAAAAATATATGGTAAGGGACTTACCATTACAAAGGTGGAGAGAAAATCAGACTTTAGTGATAAAGCACACTCTATGAAACCCGAAACACATTA